AGAAAAGCAACTTGGCAAAATGGTTCTGACAATCCTAAGGATTGGGATCTGCATTTAGTTGGAGAAAGAGCATTATTAAATGCAAACGATTTGTTACATTATCTAGAATGGAATGTTGATCATAAGATTACATTATTCCGTCTAGGTTCGGAATTGTTTCCATGGCATGATCATTATGAATTACATCAATTGCCTCAGTTCAATGAGATAGCAGCTAAATTGATGGAATGTGGTAATTATGCTCGTAAACATGGGTTGAGAATTACAACTCATCCTGGACCATTCAATGTGTTAGGATCTCCAAACCCAGAAGTAGTTGAACGTACTATTACAGGTTTAGAAAGACATTCAGAAACGTTTGACCTCATGGGATTTGAACCATCGTTTGAAAATAAAATTAATATTCATGTAGGTGGTGCGTATGGTGGACAATTTGAAGAGACTGCTAAGAGATGGATTGCAGGTTGGCATCGATTATCCGACAATTGTAAGAAACGATTAGTGTTAGAAAATGATGATAAAGCAAGCTTATGGTCAGTACGTAAACTATATAATTACTTCCATAAAGAAATTGGAATACCGATTACATTTGATTATCATCATCATTCTTTTCATCCGGATGAGATGACCGAAGAAGAGGCATTAAAATTAGCCGCAACTACTTGGCCAGACGATGTTATTCAGTGTACACATTATTCCGAAAGCAGAGCAAGAGAAAAAAAGGACATAACAATCCGTCCACAAGCACATTCAGATTATATTGTAGATGAAATCAATACATATGGTCTAGAATTAGATATTGTAATAGAAGCTAAAGCAAAAGAGTTGGCACTTTTAGAATATCGCAATATTTATGCATATAAAAATAATAACAAAAAAGAAGTTTTACTATGAAAGATAGAGACAATGTACTAAGACTGTTAGATGAAATAGATAATACAATTATGGTAATCGATCAAACAGTTGAAAGAGGTATGAAGTTAGATCCTATAGAAGCTAGGAGAAGATTTAACATGATACGTCAAAAATTAGCTATAGTTACAGATAGAGTATCAGGAAGTTAAATTATGAAAAAAAGACTGTTTCCATTAGTGATTGCACTTGCTGCATTAGCAGTATCTGGGTCGGCAGCATTCTATTCAGTATTTGGATTGAGTAAATTATTTGCAGGAGCAAGCTTGCAAGTAATTATAATGGCAGGTTCTTTAGAATTTGCTAAGTTAGTTGTAGCATCTTTATTATATCAGTACTGGGATACTATTAATAAAGGGTTAAGGATGTATCTATCGATTGCTACTATTATACTTATGATTATAACATCAGGAGGTATATATGGATTCTTATCTGGAGCATATCAATCAACCGCAACTCAATCAGAACTATTAGATAAATCATTATTAATACTTGAACAGAAGCAGGATAGGTTCGAAGAAAAGAAATCAGATCTTAAATATGAAAAGGAAGGTCTTACTAAATCTATTTCTGAATTGAGAGAATCTCTTTCTAATCCCGGACAAGTACAATATATTGATAAGGAAACAGGTCAATTAATTACTACAACATCAAGTTCATCTAGACGAGCATTACAAAATGAATTGGCTAGAACATTGAATGATAGAAATGTAATTAATGATCAATTAGCAGCAATCGAAGATTCTATTACAAAAACAGACATGGCTATTTTAGATAAACAAGTTGACAATGAGGACCAACGTGAATTAGGTCCTTTAAAGTATTTAGCAGAAACAACGGGATATGAAATGAATCAAGTTGTTAATTGGTTTTTACTACTTATTATATTTGTATTTGATCCATTAGCAATTGCATTAGTTGTAGCAGCAAATATGGCATTTGCACAAATCAAACCAAAAGAGTCTGTTACAAAAGAATTGTATACAGATGAAGATGAGAAAAGAATAAATGTAATAGGACAAAATGGTAATGATGGATTGCATTATGACCAAGAAGAAATGATAAAAAAGAATGAACAGATACTAGCAACTGTTAGTACCGAGGAGAAATCATTTGATGATCTTAAGAATCGTGTAAAAGAGAATCAAGATAAGTTACGAGAAAAATCAAAAGAAGATATTTACAAGGAGAAGCCGGCTCCTCCACCACCGGAAAGAAAAGGTTATTGGTAATCAAATAAATTAATATGGCAAAAAAGAAAGTTATACATACATTTAGAACAAAGAAGATAAATAACAGACTACATATGATATGTAGAAATAGTATTCCAGATCAGAATTATTGGGCATGGCAATTCTTAGGTGACAAGCCTAGATGTAATGAATGGGCTGAAGTTAATCCTGATACTAAAGCTGTACTATGTTATAAATGCGTTTCAAAGACAGTAGGTCCTCCGGAAATAAAGGGCGGATATGTATCTAAAGGTCGTCCTCGAGGTTGGCAGTTTATGAAAGAGTTTGTCGATCCACAAGGCAACGTATTTCATAAAGGTAAAGAACAACCACAATTAAAAGGAACATTACAACCAACTAAAATTGATCGAACTCCTAAAAAGAAATTATCTAAACTTGAAAAAAGTGAATTGAAAGATAAGATAATTGAACAAATGGCATTAGTTAGAGGCGAACTAAAGAAGGCTAAATGGAAAAAGGATATTAGATCAGGTACATCACAACTTAAGAAGTTAGAACGTCAGTTGAAAAAGATTCGATAATCTTTGGACGTACGAATTTTTTTTATTATATTAAGTATAAATAAAGAAAAGAAATGAGTATATACGAAGAACAAGATCCAAAAGAACCATTAGTAGTAGAAGAGCCACAAGGCAAGTTATACGAAGCATTACATAATCAATTAGGAACATTATTAGATTATGAAGATTCGGTTATCTTTATTAATGATGAAATCAATGATAATACATTAACAGATTTCATTATTCGAATGAGGAGCTTATTACAACATAGAAAAGATAAATCAGCTCCTGTTAATTTAATGATTAATAGTCCAGGCGGAGATGTATATGAAATGTTTGGTATTATTGATTATATCGAATCATTAGATGTAAAAGTAAATACAATTTGCAGAGGTAGAGCCATGAGTGCTGCAGCAGTTATATTAACATGTGGTACCGGTACAAGAATGATGAGTAAACGATCAACTGTAATGTTTCATCAATCATCTAGTTTCATGGGAGGTAAGATGAGTGATATAACAGCTTACTTAGATAATATTAAAAGTTTAGAAGTTCTTATATATAACATGTTAGCAGAAAAAACTAAAAAAGATGCAGCATGGTGGAAAGAAAAGATGAGAAATGATATGTTTCTTACTGCAGATGAATTATTGGAAATAGGTGTAATAGATCAAATTATATAAATTATGAAATTAACAGCAGAACAAATAGTACAAAACTGGGAAGACCTGATGGACATTATAGATAATAATTTCACAGGCGAAAGAAAAGATAAACTAAAAGCAATGTATACAGATTTAGAAGATAGAATGTCTGTACAACCTGCTTCTAGTTTTGATCATTATCATAATGCATTTGAAGGTGGTTATGTAGATCATGTTTTAAGAGTTATCAAATGTGCTCAAAAGGTTCATTCATTATGGACTGAAATGGGAGCAGATATGACAGGTTATACAAAAGAAGAATTGTTGTTCGTTGCATTGAATCATGATATAGGTAAAATGGGATTTCCAGGAGAAGGGAATGAAGTATACATTCCTAATGATTCTGAATGGCATAGAAAGAATCAAGGAAAGATGTATAAGATTAATCCTAACAATCCTTTTACATTAGTAAATGACCTATCTATTTGGTTATTGCAACATTATGGTATCAGTATCACTTGGAATGAAATGCTAGGTATAAAATTAACAGATGGGTTATATGATGAAAGCAACAAACCATATTTTATGTCAAGAACAGCAGATTCAAAATTAAAAACTAATTTAGGATATGTTATGCATCAAGCAGATGCAATGGCAGCTAGAATAGAATTTGAAATGTGGTATAAAGGTAAGCCAGCACAATCAGCGCCTATCAAAAAACAATATGCAAAAAAAGCATTATCAAATGCAACAGATAATGTTAATGCAAAAGAAATGTTTAAAGATTTATTCGGAGAATAAAAATGATGACAACAATTATTATATTATCAGTTATATTAGCAATTTCATTATTTGTTAATATAAACCAATTACGTAAACAAGAAGCTCAAACAGAATATATAGAGGAATTAGAAAACTCTAATACCGAATATTATACATTCTTTCAGAGTCTTAAGACTCGAGTAGGACAATCTAATTCACAACTAAAACAAATTGATAGATTAGGTTCGTTTGAAGCTGATGATGAGACAGGATTTGCATTTAAAGAATTACGTGATATTTATGACGAATTGAACAGAGGATTTTAATGGAAGAAAAGGAACTATCAGCAGTAGATAAATTTTACATATGGCATGAAGCCGAAATGAAAGACCTTGAAGAAAATGGTCCTAAAAAAAGACGTGGTCGTAAGCCTAGTAAAAAGCAATATTTTACTTATATAACAGATCAAGCAATTATTGCATATAACAGCGAACCGTCTTTTGCTAAAAGAAATAAAGTATTTCGTGAGTTCATTAACTATCCATTTAATAAATTAGTTGAAAATATTTACCATACATTTAGATTTAGTTATTTTGATGTGCCATATGAAGATATTAAAGCTGAGGTAGTTGCTTTCTTAACAGAAAAGATAGGAAAATTTAAAGAAGGTAAAGGTAAGGCATTTTCGTATTTTTCTATTGTGGCTAAAAATTACCTTATCATTCAAAACAATGCCAATTATGCTAAATTAAAACAACGATCTGATTTGACTGCTGTTGACGAAAATAGAAATATACAAGGTGAGATGACGTTAAACGAACATCAAGAATCTTTAAGAGATTTTACCAATCAATGGTGCGAATGGTATGATGAAAATCTTAATTATATTTTTTCAAACAAACGAGATATTATTGTAGCAGATACGATTCTAGAATTGTTTAGGATGCGAGATAATATTGAAAACTTCAATAAAAAAGCTCTATATATTCTTATAAGAGAAAGAACAGGACTAAAGACTCAGAATATAACTAAAGTCATTAATGTCATGAAAAGAGATTATGCCAAGATGTATACAGTATATTCAAAGTCCGGTCATATCATTAATGCAAACAAGATATCCTAATCTAAATTAGTAGTTCTTTATATTTATAATAAAGGAACTATATATGAGTACAGAATTCGAACTATTTGAGGGAACTAAGTTTTCCGATTTGATGCGTGATATATATCATAATTCAAAAAAGAAGTCTAGGCAAATTGATTCATTAATTAAAAGCTTAGAACCTATGATAAAAAATACAGGCGATGCTACTGTAATAGTTCCTATGATTAAAGATTATTTAGAGGTTTCTGTTAAGAACGATGACGCGTTAGTTAAGTTAGCTGCAGTTGTTCAAAGAATTGTTTCTGCTTCAATGAAAGATGATGATGGAAATGAGTATGGATTGACTGATGAAGAACGTGCGCGTTTATTAGAAGAAGCTGAAGCAGAGATTGAAAAACTAAAACCACAACCAGAAACAGAGGCGACAGATGAATTCGACACAGAATCTAAAGACGGCAGTAGGTCAAGTAATAGAGACTTATCTACCGACCCAGTACAAGAAGACTAAGTCTGTTACTAATGACACTGATTTGCCGCCTGGCACTATTCGTGTAAGATTCTTCGGTTCAGAAGAATATGCATTTCCAGCTGATCCTAGTAGAATACAAACACCTTTATATGGAGAACAAGTAGTATGTGTACATTTGCCAGCAGGTACTGCAAAAAAACGTGGTCAAAATCAATGGTATTATACTTATGTGATTAATTCTCATGGAAGTAGTAATAATTCAATTCTACCATTTTTACAAAATCAAACAATAGAAGGACAGTCAGTTGGAAATGACCCTATTATAAAAAAGGATATAGGAGAAAGGCCAGAACAATTAAGTTTTATAGAAAAAGATATAGTATCGATACAACCGTTTCAAGGAGATATAAATTATCTAGATAGATTTGGAAGTATTTTAAGATTTTCATCGACAATTAACGCCGCTACATTTTCTAATTATCTAAATAAGCCGTTTTGGAAAGGAACTAAAGATGGTGATCCGATTGTAGCTTTAACATGCGGTGTTAAGGATTCGACAGCCGGCGGTAGTTTAGATAAGTATTATGTTATAGAAGATCCTAAAAAAGACCCATCATTTATTTATCTTACATCTACACAATATTTTGATACACTTTCTTTTTCGCAGAAGAGAGTTGGTAAACAAGTAAAAAAATTAAATGAGTATAAAAATGGTCAAGTAATAATAGGTTCTGATAGACTAGTATTTGATGCTCGTAAGGATGAAGTATTGTTAGTATCTAAAAAAGATGTTAAGATTGCTACACCGTCATGGCAAACCGATATGGACGAATTTTTTACTTTGATGGAAAACTTTATAAGTGTTTGTGTTGAACAAGCACAAGGAGCTAAGCCGTATGCAACACCGGCTGGACCAACAGGACCAAGTTCAGCATTACCGGAGTTACAAAAGATACAAACAGCATTAAAACAAATGAAACAATAGGAGATAATTATGGAAAAGCCATTACCAGAAGGGACGCCCGGATCGCCACCAACAGGACTAAAAAGAAATACATTATATAATGATATCAAAAGAGCATTTGAAGCTCAGAAAAATAATACTGGACCACAAGATGAGGCAATCAATAAGATTGCAAATGATTTATCAATTGCAATAGACAAATATATAAGATCAGGAATAGTTATTACCGATCCAGGACAATTGGTAAATACTGTAGTAGCGACAACTGGTACAGCACTCAACCAAGCAGGTACAGGAATAGGCGCAACTAGTGCTACCGGAACGGGTCGAGTTATTTAACCAATAGTTGATCGTATCAATATTTATTAAAAAGGGAATTACTATGAAAACACAAGGATTCGTAAAGTTATTACGTAAGGTAATTAGGGAAGAAGTTCGTAACGTTATTGTTAAAGAACTAAAACCTATACTAAATGAAGTGAATATCAACAAACATGATATTAATCTTCACGAGGTATTAGATACTCCTAAGAAACCTAAACAACCGGTTATGAAAAAACAGTATACAAAGAATGCTGCGTTAAACGACATTCTAAATGAAACAGCATCAACTCCGCCAGAAGAATGGAATTCAATGAATTTTAGATCTGATATGGCTGAGGCGTTTGGTATGCAAAGTTCTAATACTCCATTAGCAACAAAAGGAATTAATGGGGAAAGAATTGATATGAATAATGAAGCAGTTGCAACTACAGTAAATGCAATGACAAAAGATTATTCGGCATTGATGAAAGCAATAGATAAGAAAAAAGGAATATAATAAATGGCTCGACCAATATATCAATATAAGCCAGTAGAAGAAGAAGATGTAGCATTAGGAATACTATTGCCGTTTAATAAAGATGCGAAAGGAAAGTCAGCATCGTCAAATTATGCATCAGGGAGTTCTGGAGGTAAGGGTGTATTCGAGTCGTCTTATACAACAAATGAAGCTGTTGTATCTAATCTTAAGAATTTAATATTAACTTCAAAAGGCGAACGTTATATGCAACCTAATTTTGGAACTAATATTAGATCTATATTATTCGAAAATAATACAGATGATGTAAGAAGTTTACTACAAGAAACTATGCAAGAAGATATCCAGTACTGGTTACCATACGTTAAACTACTTAATCTAGATGTGACTCCGTCTGCTGATAGACACCATTTAGTAGTTAAATTAAATTGTAGGATTGATACTATAGGTGCTAATTTAGTTATTAACATCTTAGCAAACGAAAATAATTTACAGATTGATTCTGTACAAGAAGAAACTTCGTTAGAACAAGTAGGAACTTTCGGATCAAATACGGCATTTAACACTGGCCTGGGAGGGTCTTATTAAAGAATTAAAGAGATAGGTTAAAGATATGGCAGACTTAATTAAGAAAGATGTAAAATACTTAAATAAAGATTTTGCGCAGTTTAGACAAAATTTAATAAACTTTGCAAAAAATTATTTTCCTAATACATATCAAGATTTTAATGAATCATCGCCCGGTATGATGTTTATGGAAATGTCTTCATATGTTGGAGATGTATTATCATATTACACAGATAATTCATTTAAAGAATCATTATTATCAACTGCAGAAGAATCATCAAACGTATTAGCATTGTCTCAGCTATTTGGATATAAACCAAGACTAAATGCCCCCGCTACATGTATGTTAGATATATTTCAGTTAGTGCCGGCAAAAGGCACTGGAGAAAATGCATCGCCTGATATGGAATATGCGTTAACTATAGCTTCCGGTATGGAAGTATCGACAGATGATGGAATTATATTTCATACAGAAGAAGCATTAGATTTTTCACAAGATCCAGAGATAACAGTTTATGAGATAGATGTATCTGGAAATGTAGCTCGTTATTTATTAAAGAAACAAGTAAAAGTTATTTCCGGAACTATTAAGTCTATAGATTTTAGTTTTACAGATCCTAAGCCATATGATAAAATCATATTGCCAGACTCTAATGTGATAGATATCATTAGTTGTACAGATAGTGCTGGAAATACCTGGTATGAAACAGATTACTTAGCACAAGATACTATATTTGAAGATATTGCAAATATTCCATTTAATGATCCGGACTTAGCTCAATATAGATCTACAGTGCCTTATATATTAAAATTAAAAAGAACAGCTAGAAGATTTACATCTAGACTACGTGATGATAGTCGAGTTGAATTATTATTTGGTTCTGGGGTATCTTCTGATGCAGATGAAGAAATAATACCTAATCCTAAAAATGTAGGCCATGGATTAGAATATCTAAGACGTACAACTACAGACAATGTCGATCCTACAAACTTTTTATATACTAGTACATATGGAATTGCTCCATCAAACACAACGCTAACTATTCGATATTCATATGGAGGCGGTATAGAAGAAAATGTTGGAATAAATTCAATTTCAAGTATTTCTAGTATAACTTATTTGAACGAAACTGGTTTGGTAGATTTGACTACTTCGAAAGATTCTGTCGCTGTTATAAATAATGAACCTGCAATAGGTGCACGAGCAAGGCAAGATTTAGATTCGATTCGACAAAATGCAATGGCAGCGTTTGCAGCACAAAATAGAGCAATTACGAGAGAAGATTATATAGCTCGAGTATATTCAATGCCATCTAGATTTGGAACAATTGCAAAGGCATATGTAATAGGCGATAGTCAAATTAATACCGAAGATAAAACTTATCCAGCCGAAACTATTTCTAATCCATATGCGTTAAATTTATATGTATTAGCGCAAAATGCAGATAATAATTTTACAGATACTAATCAAGCTATCTTAGAAAATTTAAGGACATATCTTTCACAATATAGAATGTTGACAGATGCGTTAAATATTAAATCTGCATTTATTATTAACTTAGGAATTAATTTTGAAGTAATTCCAGTTCCAAATGTTAATTCGAATGAAGTAGTGTTAAGATGTATCGATCGACTAAAGACGTTACTATCAAATGATAGAATGCAAATTAACGGACCACTTAATATATCATCTATCATATCAGACTTAGATAGTTTAGAAGGCGTTCAGAGTGTACCAACATTTGAATTTTATAATCTACATAATGCTTCGCGTGGTTATTCCGGAAATGAATATGATGTTAAGAGTGCTATTAAAAATAATATTTTATATCCATCATTAGATCCTAGTATATTTGAAATAAAATATCCTAATGCAGATATAAAAGGAAAAGTAGTTAAGCCATAGGGATAAATTATGAAAAGAATATATTACGCAGAAAGAGATACAACATTATATGAAAAGACCCCAGAACAGAATTCTGGCCTCGATGAGATATTAGAACTAATAAAAATATCTTCTGCTTCATTGGCTAATGCCGATACATATAACAGTAGAATACTTATTGATTTTGGAACTGAAATAACTTCTATAGCACAATCAATAACCGATGGAAATATTCCGACAATCGATAATGGACATATCACATCAGCATCTATATTTTTAAATTTACATGCGTCGGATGCATCTGACCTATTACAG